GTCGCGGAACCGGTATATGACCCGCCGGTTGTAAGATCATCAAGCCCGGAACCTGTAAAAGCACTAGCCGGGACATTATTCCCCACTGTCTGGTTAGGAGTAATAACAAGCGTCCTGACAGTCCAGACATCACCAAGGGTATGCCCGGTTATAGCGGCAAAGGTTATGGTGACAGAATCTGACAGTGTTTGCGCCCCACCGGTTATTGAAACACCGGAAGTTAAAACTCCATCGTCTTTACGCCAGCTAAATGTATCGGGGGTTCCTACTGCGTCAATCTTGATCGTGAATACGGCTGATTTTGTCCCGGAATAGGTTCCGCCACTCGTTGCATCATCAAGTCCGGCGGTCGATGTGCCAGCCCTATATCTTGTGGGGAGAGTTTTGTTTGCGTGGGTGATGGTTCCGTCATTGGTGAAGGTGTTCAGAACGCCGGATGCAGGGACAAGACCGGCTGTGCCGGATTCAAGATAGGCTACTTTTGTTGTTCCCCATCGTTTTTCAAGGGCTTTCCCGTTTGTGACAAACCCGTTTTTCAGTTCACGGAGTCTATTTACATCAGAGACCGAAGCTCCCTTGCGAAGGTCTTTCCCTGCTGAAAAGTCGTCGATGGTGAAAATCTTTGAGGCCATGTTTCATTATTCATCAAGTGTATTGCGGTGAACCATATCAGAATCATTGAAAGTATCCCTATAAGCCAATTGACTTCCAGAAGGCCGGAAAAACCTTTCAGTCCCCATATCACCAGACTTGATATCCCTCAACATACTGGTAAACAATGCCTGGTAATTCGGTGCGTCAGGATGACGGTAATGGCCCTTACCAAGAGCTACAGCAAGTTCAAGAATCAGTTCTTCTTCAACAGTTGCCCTGTCACCATCTGCCGTAAAGGTATTAAGCCGTTGTATTCCCTTGATAACGAAATAATAGTTGTTGCTGTCAGGGTACGGCCAAACCTTGAGTTGGTCGGAGCGGATATATTTCCTTGGCCGGTCATAATCAGCGGAAGAAACAAGCCCATAGTTACGCCCGGTTATCCCTTCTGACATCGGGAAGAAGTTGCCTGTCGTCAGGCTACTGTCCTTACACCAGATTCGACTTATTTTCTTAGGCTCAATATCGTCAGGCCAATCGTAGCCATGTTGCCCTTCCTGCGCTTGTGTCGTCTCGTCTATAACTTCAAGCTCTGAAAAATCATGGCCCCAATACAATTTCCTTTGGCTGGCCCTTAACCATGAGTCGATCAGGTTATTATTAGCCGTAAAAGCTGTCCCAGAACCACCAAACCCAAGCCGGTCTTTGACCTCTTCCCGCAACGTAGCTAATGTATCCCGTACAGGTAGAGCCATTTATTACTCCTCTACCTCAACCCCGGCAGTGCATAATTTTTCGATGATATTAGGCTTCGTGTCATGCGGCCCTATATCAATTCCTGCTTGCTTTGCTTCCGAACGCAACTTGTTGGCTCCAAGTAAGGATAATTTATACATTTTCTCCCATCCGAGACCCATATTGCTGTGTTCTCGCTGGGATTCCTCCCATTCCTGTTCGGGGATCCCCTCCTGCCCTTTGTAATGCTCCTCACCAAACCTTGCAAGGCCATGCAGATTATAACGCCCATAAACTTCCTCTGCCGTTGGTCGCTGGACATCCGGGTGCATCCCATACTTGTTGATAAGCCTTGAATATTCCGTTTCTTCCTCAATCTGAACAACAGGATAAACATGAGGTTCCTCCGTGGCTCGATGGTGCATGCCCCGGTCATTTTTACCAGCAAGTTCTGTCTTCATGCTAACGAACTCCACCACATTGCCCACCCCATGCAACTCTTCAAGGATAGCCTTTTCGTGTTCGTAAACCCCGAACAGGCTCTGCTTTTCCAGAATATCCTTCCCTACAGTATAATTTGTCCTACGGGCTTTCATAAAGCCTCCTCTTTTTCAAGTTCGTCTATAAAAGATTCGTCTACAACAGGTTCAACTTCCATTTCATCCTCACCATCTTCCCCAGGTTCCGGCTTAAAATTATCAAGGAACATTTGACCGTATTCCTTGCCATATTTGGCAGATAACCGTATGCACTCTTTATTTATATTCAGGAAGGTTTTTCCCTCTCCAAGGCCAAGAACCAATACATTATCTGCCCCATGAATGGATTCCAGAACAGGAACCTCATGCTCAAAACATGAGCTTGCTGTAGACTGGTCTCCCTTTTTTATTAAAACCGAAGCTTTTTTTGCAAGGTAACAGTCTACACCATCCCTGTGATACACTTCATATATTCCCTGCATCGCTTACTCCTTTATTAGAAATCAGGGGAACCCGAAGGTTCCCCCTTGTGGAACAACTACGCCACGCTCATTACCGCCTGCGAGACGGCCTTGGACATGCATAACCCGCCACGCCAGGTCAATCCCCAGTAATATTCGTAACGGTCATACGGACGAGGCGGTTTCCGGGAAATACGATCCTGTCCCTTAACCGGTTTAAGCTGAATATACTTCATCTGAAGCATATACAGTCTTTCAACCCATTTTTCCGCAGGTGAATCCAGATCATCGACATCCGCAAATGAAGGAACCCATTTTATCGGGGTTCCCTTATAGGTTGGGACATCCTCGCCACCCTCAATCTTTATCATACCGCCACCTTTATGGTTGATTTGACCATAGGTGTTCAGCATGAAATTGACGTATCCGTCAATGAAATCCTCACCTGCCATGAGAAAATTAGGTTTCCCTCCATTTCTGGTGGTATTCCTATGAACCGTTCTCATATTGGTCAGGATGTTTCCGGTTGAAGTGGTAGTGGTTACGCCAAGTTGAACCTGGTTTCTCCACCATGAATTAGTGGCAACCGACCGGTCAATTCCACCAACAGTACCGGTGGTAGGGTCAATAGCCACAATATGGTCCAGACCTGCAATATCATCGGTTCCAGCAGTTCCATCTCTCAACAGGGCCAGATCAAACTTCTCATTAAACCCCATCGGAAGGACGGAAGTCTGCTCTTCCAATAAATCAGTGAGCATGATTTCTTCCGACTCATCATGGCGGGCAACCTTGTCGTCTGTGACCGTAATCCCGTTCTGAATAAGCCGGTCTTCATCCAGAGAAAACCCATCATGAGCCGCTCTCCACGGATAACTCGCCTGTTCAACCGTGTGCCGGATGTTGTAAGTTACAACCTTTCGACCGTTGAACCACTGGAAGTTACTTTGGTTTCGGTATCTAAGCTGAACCGTGATGTTTTGCTTTGCACCTGGGAACGATTTCTGGCCTTTCTCCAGTTCCATTCGCCAGATATGGTCAATATTTATCTGATCTTCCACGGGGTTCTTGACGAAATAATCAAGAGATGTTTTCCCCGCATCCGTAATCTCTTGTGTAGTAAATGCCATGACTCAAATCTCCGTAATTCCAAAGAATCAGACTCTTCCACCTGCTAAAACTTGTTTGATAGCCTCAAGATGAGATGTTGGCTTTTTATTCTGGTCTCTTGAAGCTGAGCTTGAACTGGGGAACTTTTCCTTTGGGTCGGGTTTCGGTTTAGCCATTTCAAACTGCCTGTCAAGTAGCGATTTAAAGTCCTTAATTACTGTCAGAAATTGAGCTCTTGGGTAGTTAGCACGGATTTCCTTGGATTTTTCTGCAAGAATTTCCCGTTTCTGCGCCCAGTTAGGATCGTTTTGCCCCCAAATCCTGAATTGCGCATTTATCTCGCCAGCAACCTTTAGTATTTCAGCCTGTTCTTGCTGAATAGACATTTGTTGCTGAGAGGCTACCCTTTCGTTCTCTTCCCGATACTTTAATTTTTCCCTTAAAATCGCTTGCTCTTCTGCGTCTGAAAGGTCAATTTCTCCTAGTTCAACCCGTTCATTGAGGTCTTTATGGTCAGACAGAATATTAACGCCGGGAACTTTCACTCCAAGTGAAATAGACAATTCCTTAACCTTTTCCAGTGCAAGGTCTAATGCTTGTTTGCGTTCGTCCGGGTTGTTAGAGTTTTCCAGTCTGGTAAATTCTAACACCCCCACCATTTGATCGGGTGTTGCGTTTGATGCTTTAATGGTTGCGTCAACATCCTGTCGATACTGTGACAGTTCTGCAACCCTTGCATTCAACACATTCCTTTCATTGGCAAGCTTTTGGAATCGTATCCTCGACCTTTCGCTGAGGGCCTTGAGTTCATCATTAGGGATGTTCGCAGGGTCTTCATCGTCAGACTCGTTTTTATTCTGCTCTTCCGCTTTAGTTGTCCCGGATTCGTCTGGGGGTGTTTCCTTGGGAGGCGTTTCAACGTCCATCTCTGGATCGACTACACCATCACCTTGGCTTTCCTCAGCACTTTTCTCCCTGGAGGCTTTAAGTTCGGACTGTATAACCTCTAAATGGGTTGGTTTGGGGGACGAACCCTCTACGTCATCGGAAGCTGGCGATTCTTCCGTTGCTACGCCTGTTTCTTCCCCGGATTCCGGGGTATCATATTCTTCATTGTCACTGGGCGAAGGTAACATTCTTCACGCTCCTGTTTAATTGTTTATTTGCTTTCTTTTAGGGTATGGCCCTAATTTAGCAAAAAAATCATTCATAATTTCCTGATGACTTTTTCGAGAAACCAATTCTACTGCAAATTGAATGGGTTTCGGTTCCGTTTTGAAACTTCCATCGTCATACAGATCGTCCTCTTCTATCGAAAGAACCATAACGTCTCTATCCCAAGGAGCCGGAGAACCCATCTCGCAAACTTGTCTGGTCATTGAGGTATCTTCCATTTCAGTTGGATTCTCTGTCATTGGCAGGAACCGGTACTTGGAAATCATTCATTTGTGGCCCTGTGGCAGGTATGGGAGCCGTTTTTATATGTCCCACAACCTGAACTTTGTTCCACGACCCGGGCGCATACATGGTTTTTTCAAATTTTCCTCCTTCAATATTGCGGTCGATCTCTATCGCCCCACTATTCAATGGCGTAACTCCCACAATATCAAATTCTTCAACAACTATTTCACCGGGTATCCCTCCGTCATAAAGGGATAATTTACATTGATACCCATTATTTCTGGTCATATTCAGTTTCCTCCTCTTGAATTAGCAAACGCTTTATTATCCGACTCTTTCCGTTTAATCACAAGTTCCTGTTCTTTTAAATCGAGTTCCCTGTTTTTAAGGTCTGCCTCAACTTGTTTCAGGCGAGTTTCCATTTTAGCCATGATACCTTTAATAGCATCATCTATATTCATAGACTCAATTTTCTCATCTGTCAACCTCATGTCGCTCTGGATTCTGGATAATTCGAGGTCTTTTATCGTTTTATCCGCCATAATCCGGGCTGTTTCCGCCTGATGTTTTTCTATTTGCATATTCAACAACTGTAATTGCAATTCCCTTTCTTTCTGAATCTGTGCCTGTTCAGCCTGTTTTTCCGGGCTGGGAGGGGCAGGTGGTGGAATGAACTCGCTAATATCAAAAAACGGGTCTACACGCCTTAATGTTTCCTTGGCAATAAATATAAGGGATTCTGCTTCTGGTTGCATCCCTGCTGACCGCAGTTCGGCTACCTGCTTTAATAAATCTACCATACGGGGCATGATGAATTGTGTCCATACAGAAACCTCCTGATCCTTGCCGGGTTTGCCAGACGACCCTGCCTTAACAATAAAATGAACATTGTTAAAAACATCATCCGGGGAATTTGCGGGCCAGAAAGACCCATCTATCAACTTGCCGGTCTCCATTCCTGTGTCAGGGTCAACTGCTTTCTGCATCGCCGGGCCAGCAATACGCACAACATCATCCGAACTCAGTCTTTGCAACAGTATTTCCAGAACATATTCAGCAATATCCTGGAACCAATCTTCCATTTCTTCGGTATCAGAGGTAATGTCAACATTCGTATCAGCGGCAAGAGCCTGTGCCTCTCCTAATGTCCGTGACCGGTTTGATTTCGGGTTTGTAACGTCTCCGCCACCAGCTACTTGTTCAATAGCTCTTTCCAGATGGGCGGTGGTATAAACGCTCGGGTCAATAGCAGGATGCTTGGCAGGCTGGAAAACATCAGATATAGATTTCCCCTGTTGTCCCTCAACTAAGACAATTTCTCCTAAAGTAGCGTGTTTATAAGCTACAATATCCTTTTTATTAACGATGCTTTTGTCTGCTACCCAATGGGGAATACAAATATCCCGATGATCCCGCAATTTTGTCAGTGAATTATTGATTTCTTCCGCCAGTTCAGCAATCAATTCAATATCTGAAAGCGGGAAAAATTGACCATCAACCGGATTTTGCGCCAGAGCAAAGTACGGGAACCAACGCAATCCAAGCTTTTTAGGAACAAAGTTTTCAATAAAACTTTTGCCTCCATGAGCCAGAATCTTTACTCTCCCATTCTCAGCATCCCATATTTCATACATCAATACGAAATCCGAATCTTCTCCACCCTTTCTTTCCCCCCTGTTTTTACTGCTTAAATTTACCGCTTCTTCCTTGGATTTATAATATTGGGTTCCTTCCGGCATGGCTTTCCCATACCGCTCTTCCGCCTCCTGTTTTGTTTTCCACATCCGCTCAATCATATATGGAGCGTTCACATATTCATCAAAATTTTCAATCCCCTCAAAGGGGACAAGCATGTTTTTAGGGCTAACTACATCGAAAACAAGACCTTGAAGTGCCACAAACTCTTCTTGAGATTCAAGAGTTTCCAGTAATTCCTCAAGCTCCATCTTCAATCCTTCATGGTTCTGCCTGTCATCATCATTCTCAATTTTGTATTCAATTGCTTTCAGGTGGGCGAGTTTGGATTGTGTATCCCTGATTTCATTCTTTACCATACCATCCGTCTTGACTTCCTGTTGCCACCGGACTTTAAGCCATCCTATGCGGGATGTTTTAGCGGCCCTCAAACAGGATTTAGCCCTTCGCTTGAAATCAGCCGCTTTCAATGCCCGGTTCAGAACAATTTCAGCGGTTTGCCCAAACATCCTCCACAGGGGCATGCTTGCGGGGTTGACAAATCTTGTAGGTCTTATTGAAAACTCAGGGTTTCTTGCGTAAGAACGGTTCACTGCCCTTTTAATATGGGAATGCGACACATTCACCCGGACAGTTCCCTCGTCTTCTCTCCTATGCTTATTGCCAATAACAATTTTCCGGTTATTTTCGATCACCTTGAAATGGTCTTTGTGCGTCTCTTCAAGGTTATCAATAACATCCGTCCAATGTTTTACAAGAAGCTCTTCTCCCTTCGAGACATCCTGCTCGTCGTTAGATCGCTGTTGTTCGGAATCGGCGTAATCAGGCATTTATGGAAGAACTCCTTTAAACGCAACCATAGCAGTAACGTCTGTATTTGTATCGTTTACCCTGACAAAAGGCGGGAATGTATACATGCCTACAACAACGCCAGTCATTTCACAGACACTTGCATCTGTAAAGACCAGGGCAAGGTTGCCACTCCCTGCGCCGCCTACCCATAATTGCGTACACGGTTCAAAGTTGTTTGCAGAGCTATCCGAAGGGGTGATCTGTATCGACCCCCCAAGTGGACTTTCTACGGCCATAAACCTTCTCCTAAAATTTAAAGAAAATAATCAGGAACGGGGGCAGAAAAAATAAACTCCCGCACACCAGGCATCTCATTAATTAAATGTCCAATCTGAAATCAGGGAAACAGCCGAACACATCCAGGTATTTTCATCAGTCCCGACTATCTTAATCATATCCCCTTTGTCAGTGGCTGTGATTGTTGCCCCATTAGCCGCCAATGAATCTCCGCAATAAATGGAATCAGTAGCCGTTGGGTCAATAGTATGGGTTGCATCACTTCCAAGTATAAAAGTAAACTCAAGGTCTTCCTCCGCTTCGGGAAGCGTAACGGTAAAAGCTGACGAACTGAGATCGCCCAAGACAAAAATTTTACCACTATCCGCCGATGTCAGGGTTGTGGCGGCTGTCAAATGCTTCATCCTGCCAGACGGTTGCCCCCAGGGTTGCCCACCAAATTCCAATGACAGAAACTTGTTCTGGCTGGTTATCGTTGAATCGTTCGCGAGGTTAAGGCTATTGAGTTGTGCATTCGAGTTCGGCTTGATACTGAACGACTCTGCAAACGAAACCGTAACCAAAACTACTAACACCACGGCCATGATGTATTTAATAAAATTTTTCATTATTATGTCCTTTAAATGAAATGAGTGATTAATTCTACAGAGCGTTCATCTTGTAGAATTTAACCGTTCCGGTGCTGTGTGCGGTCACTTTCCCCCTGATATATTTAGGGCATACGACAGTGGCACTGGTGACCTCCGTATGTTCATTCGCCGCAAAGACCACTGCTCCCGGAGCAAACAGGTCTGTCCATGTTGAATCATCAACCGACCCTTCGATTTTTGCTGTCATATTAGCCGTCCCGGTGAACTCGATACAGACAACGATATTCGATCCGGGCATAAATGGAGTCTTGTTGTTTTCCTCTGAAGCTGTGCTGGTTGCCGATGTTAGTGCGGCACCGATTAAGTCTCTGTGCATGGTGATTTCCTTTTCTTAAAGGATTAATAGGCGGATTCGTAAAGCCGGTATCTACTGGTTTTCGGCTTGTCCTCTTCCATTTCGCAAATGTAGTCAAAACTCATGTAAGGTGATTTACTCACCTTTTCTTCTATATCTTTGAATTTATGGCCCCTCGATGTCAAGGAATATCTCCACTCGTCCCCAACATGATCTTCCATTTCCGTATCAACATCTTCCGGGTTGTTCGGGTCTCTAAGAAGATCGGGAACCGTCCTTATGAAATGAACGCATCCCTCAAAAACCTTGAATTTTCTTGCATGTAGTATCTCATTGCAGACGCCCCATCCATTAATGCGTGACCCCTTGCCACCCTTTGATGGAGCAAAAACCCCGGCATTGGCATTTTTAAGCTTATTATTGATTAATTCGGAGATAACTACCTGTTCACCACGGGAATGCCAGATATTGTGGTCAGCCACATTGTTTCGGAAAGTCGCTCCACGTTTCCGCTCTGATTCATCACGGGCAAGAATCTTCTCAGCAACCATACCGGCAGATTCTTTTGTCCCTACATCTGCCGCTCCACCCCATCCATAAAGCTCCTTGTACCTGAAAATCACTCCATCAGGATTAATAGTGTACCAACCAACAGAGTATGGCCTTGCATATCCCCAATCCATAGCACGCCACCGGGGCCAATCAACGGGGATTTCAAAAGCCTTCACAACATCTGTAATCGGATCCCAATTGTCAAAAAACTGACCATCTGTGATGTCCCAACGTCCATCAAGCAGTCTTTTCTTATCATGTTCGGATTGAGAAATAAGAACTTCCCTGTACCCTGTATTTGCTAAATGCGGGTTGTCAGAAAGTCTGGATGGGATAAAACAGCGAGATGAATCGGCATCTTCAAATTTTCCGTTTTCATCGGGGATAGGGTTTCTGAATCTTTTTATAAATGCGGTGGGTGAACCATCATTCTGGATATTCCACCATTGCTTAACCCATGAATGCCCCCTGCCACCTGGATTTGTAGTTGCCCTTGTGTAGCATTTAATTCTTGGTTTGCCCGGCCTGTTGACGGAACGGGTTCTTGATCTGAGGAACAAATAAGGGACAGGAGTAGCCCAATGGGTTAATTCGTCCCATCCTACATACTGGTAAGAATGCCCCTGGTACTTGAACCTGTCATCATCTTTTTCCAGAAAACCGAGAATAATCTGTGCGCCAGAAGGGAATTGCCAGACATGGTTGGTCTTGTTATAGACCGCTCCTGGATAGAAAAAAGGATAAATCTGTCTGGAACGGTCTATAAGTTCTCCCAGTTCCGGCATTGTTTTCCTGAAAAGAATTGCTTTGTACCGATCCCAGAGAATAGCTTCCTGATGGATTCCAAGAGCATCAATCAATAATCCATCTGAGTTGTGGGTGGGTATATGAGAGGCCGTGATTAAATACATTCCGCTTGGATGCGCCACTTGAATACAGCGCATAGGAACAGGGTCAATCTTTCTCACAGCGACAATATATCTTCGGGAGACAGTAGGACGGAATCCGGCTAATTTTTGCCGTTCCAACTTTCTTTTTAACCTAAAAACAGGGAATGGAGCCATAAACTTTACCCTGTAATGATCTTTGTGGTTTGGGTTCTTAAGTGTTTTTTTGGTTATAGTGGTTTTGATTCCCAGAGAAGAAATTAACTGAAAGGCAGATTCAGTCAACGTCTTATTTGAGAAACCCAATTCACACTGTCCCCTTTTATTGCAAGTTCCGCCTGTATCCATCATGCCTTGGAGTAGGGCTATTCTCTGGTCTATGGACGCTCTCAGATAATCATTAGGTATATGCTTGTTTCTTATAAGCCCACTATCCCTGAGCTTGCGAGTCAGGCCGGTAAAACGGATTGACAAAAATGGGGAAATTCTTTCTTTCCCACTTAGAGTATTTGACAAAACATCAAATTTATTGTCCGACAATATTTCGTCAAAATCATCTTTTAACATCCCAATGACACCGCCACTCGAAAAGCCATCCCCCAGCCATAAGCCAAACAAGTAAGGAGCAATAGGCAAGTCTTTTTCATCGCCTTTAACCGGTGCGCATAATTCAATAGAATGATTAACTCTGCTTTTTCTATCGTGGAGGGTATCTAGTATTTCTTTAGTGGCGCGGATTGCTCCTCCTGGGATGGACTTATATTCATGGATTTTATCTCGATTGATCTGAGTGATACTTTTACTTACCCATGGTTTTTGTGATACTTCGACTGCTCTGGACTTTCTACCGTCTCGCCGTTTTTTTCGCCATTCAGGAGAGTGTTTTAGCACTTCCCCTCTTTCTATGTCTGTCAAAGTTTTCCATTTATGACGACCGCAAGCCTGAACAATCTCGCCAGTGTCAAATTCGATTTCGTAAGAGTCAAGCGGACTTTCTATTTCTGAAATGGCAAGAACTTTAGTCGGGGTTCCATCCTCAGACACCACTAGACTACCAACCTCAATGTCGCCCATTGGTACAAGTCCAGACGGAGTAACCAGTTGAGTTTTAAGGCTTAATTCTTTCCCTCCACCCGCTGAACCGCCATAAAGGACTTCATCAAAATCACAGGATAAAAACATATTCTGTTTCAGGGTAGGCTCCCATATACAATGAGCCTCTAAGTCTCTTAATTCGGTTTCTGTGAGCATGGTGATTAATTCAGCGCATCTTTCCCGGAATTTTCCATATTATCCATCGCCTCCCCTTCCACAACAACAGGAAGACTTATTGGAACCGGTTCCTTACCAATCCCTACCTTGATATAATTCAAGGTTGTCGTCTTTTCTATTTTCATATCCTTGGGTTGAAGTTTGGTCCACTCCTTCATAAAATCTTTCGGATACCGGGTAGCATATTTGGCCAACCATGCGTTGACCTTCTTTTTGTCCCCAGCACAAATTTCATTAAGGACTACATCATGGAAAATATCGTTCAGCCTAAGATTATCAAGCTTGTCCGATTTTTCCTTCCATTTATCAGTATGCCCACATTTTGAGCATTTATGTTCCATTTCAGCCATAATCCATCCTGTTAATCGTTTTTATGGGGCCTCATAAACTTTTTTAGGTTTGGTTGCGGCTGAATAACCGAAAATCCGCAATGCCTGTCTTTCTTTCTCAGCCAGCCATTCCCACATACCATCCTCTATGCACAATTGCTTGAAAACATCATCAGCAACAGGCCGCCATGTATCTTCCGCAAGCAGACCGTTCCTGATACACTCGTATAGCCCATCATGGAACTTTCCTGCCCGGTGGTTCGTCTTCCTGTTTATAGCAGGGCCTGAACACCCATCCCATGAATATCCGTCCTTTAAGGTCAGAACCCCGGATGGAGTTATCTCAATATTCCTGCCACAATACCATATCAAACGCTCTTCATTCCAGAACTTCTGCATAGGTATACCATACCCAGGCATGATAGGCAGTAAAATACTGTCATCCCCAACAGACCTGTATTTATAGCCTTTTTTATATCTCGATGGCCTATTGCTCGGGGAAATTTTCATCTGTGATTATCAATACCACTTTTTGGAAAAGCGTCGATTACTTGTTATTTCAGATTCTAAATTCTCATCACTTTTTACTGGTAACTGCGGCTTGGTACGTTCAGGGTCTAACATATCCTCAATCATTTTTTCCTTGTCCCGATCAATACATTGAGAAAGCATTTGGCGAGTTTGTTCTTCACCGTACCTTCTTTTATACACTGAAATAGCGTCATCGAAGCCGTAGACCGTAACGAATTTCTTACCAATAAGAGCAACAACCTCGTCCGGGCCTTTGTTATAATATTCCTCAAGGTCTTCAAAAGTACCCAAAGCCTCTTCCATACCTTCTGCGCGCTCGTTCCTGCCATCTGTAAAGCCATTGTTATAACCATAGGTCTTTCCTCGTTCAAAGATGGCGATTGCCGTCCCACCCGGAATCACTATCCCATCTTCGGTAATACCTCCCTCGCAATACCGTTCCAGCTTCTCCGTCATCCGGTTCCCTGCCCGTAGCCCGGCATCGTAAGCTTCCCCACGCATTTTCCGAACATCTTCGGAAAGCGTATATTGCAAGGCTCCCCCAGCCATATTGATTTTAACAGGGGCAAATATATCATTCGGGCGAAACATAGCCGCAAATACGTTCCTGAAATACCTCTTTACCCGTACAACCAATGAATCGTGTAATTGATCTGTGGCCATTCCAAGAGGAGTGAGCGTACCAGCCGGGCCTGAAACCTGTTTCTCGTGAACACGCTTATCGGTTGTGGGTTCTGTTTTATATTCCGCTTTTTTAGTGATTCCAAATTCATTATCCATATAATCCTCACTTTGTTTGTAATTTCAACGGCTGACGAACAGAAAGTTGACTGATTTATTTCACCCATATTCGACCTGATGGTTTGAATGTCTCCACATCAACATGGATACCTTTTTTTAAAATACCTATGCGGTTAAACTGGTCTAACAATAAAGGCAAAATTTTAAATCGATAAGCATTGTCAGGGATATTAATGTCAGCCGCAAGTCCTTTTGTGTGAGACGAATCAGATGTCCCTCCAACAAATTCATTATGTTGCGCACATCTAAACCCTGAACTGATAATAATTGGCTCTTGCAATTTATCCCTGACCAGGTTGAGCCTGTTTAACAATGTCTGGCTGATTACGAAGAAGGAATTATTGCAATATCCGCAAGGACAATGAAATTCCTCTAACGAAAAATAGCTCTTTATCATACATCCTCCTCCTCGCATTTAGGACGGACAAAATAAATAACCCCCTCTACCTCAAGGTCTGAAAGTCGTTCAATCAGCGGATGTTCCCAATATTTCCCCACAAGAAGGACAAGTTCCTGGTTTAAACCTCTTTTAATATCCATTTCGTCCACATATTTGACGGAATGTTCAGTCTTGTATTTTAATTTTGTGGAATTTAACCATTCTTTAAATTCCTCGCGGTTCCCGGCAACAACATATATCATAAGTTACCCCTCCTTTTATTTTAGTAGTCTCACGCATGACACTATAAATTCAGGTAGTCTCATTTTGGATGTTATTTGAGACTATCAAGAAATTTCAGTTGCTCATCTTGCCATTATTTTATTCATAGCTTTCAGCCTCAATTATTGCTCTCCCGATCACTTCTGCAATTTGGGGGACTATGGCATTGCCAAGTGATTTTATACGGTTAGCCCAGTTTCTATTACGCTTGTCAACCAGAGGGTGCAAGGACTCTAGTCTATGTCTGTCCACCCTGGGGGGTAACCCATGAATACTTCCGCCCATTCCGGGTTGATCTTCCCGGTCGTCCCCTGTGCCTCTTGAAGCACCGCATCCAGATAGTGCCTTTTCAACCTGTGATTGTGGCTCTTGCTCCCCAATGGCCCCACCCCCTTGTAT